TCAGAATCGGTACGCGGATATTCCAGGCAAGGTGGGCATCTGTTGGTGAGTTCTTCATGGGGCCAGTCCAGTCGCACATTTGGCAGGTAACGAAATGGACTCCGCAGACATAACACTCTTTGAGGTCGTCCCCACCGCATCCGGGACGCGGCACCAGCACCCTCTTCTCCGTCAGCCGCTTGGCCGCCTCTTTTTCTCCCAGCAGGGCGCGTTTCATGTCTTGGTTCATGCTCTCTTCCATTGATTTACCTCTTGTAAATAATCCTTGTACACCCGCAAGGGCATTCCAAAGATACCTCTGCATGGGGGCCATAATTGTCGCTATCATAGTCCCCCACAAACCACTTTTTAACATGAACATCTGCCCGTGTTTCTCCGCATTTTTGGCATTTCAGTTCAGTCAATTTTTCGTAGTCTACCTCTTTTCGGAACCAGTTAGGGTCATCAAAAATGCTTTTCCCAACCCTGAAAGACCGAATATGTCCCCCGCTTCTGTCTGGAATCACAATCTCGTAAAAATCATGGCTTTCACGGCCACTTGTACAATCCCAATGGTGATCAATGCCTCTACACTTGAACACAGTTCCGGCAGGACTGTCAGGTAAATCTTTTAATTGGGTAAATTTATATTTCATGTGATCTTCCCTTCCAGTAAGCAGCTATTCACCATACCAGCATCGCACCACAGTCCTCACAGAATCGTGGTCTTCTATCTGCGTGTTCCCGGTTAAAAAATTTCCTGCAGCACGGACAGTTCGCTCCATGTTCTGATAGGATCACATTTTGTTGCAGCTCGTTTTTTAAAATTCCATCAATGGTATTCACCAGCGCAAGGCAGTTTTCTGTTGTTGGTTCTTTCCGCGCCTTGATTCTAGCTTGCTCTGAAAGCCGCAGGATTTTCTCCCGCTCATAGGCGGTATTGTCCCGGAAGTTATCAGCGCTGATTTCTTCTTTCAGTGCAGCCTTAATTTTTTGCTTATCCATAGCCGCCTGTTCTTTTGTAATCATCTTCGCATAAAACCGCGCATAAAGGGCAGATATTACTTGAAATGCTTTTTGTTCTGCCAGCAAAAGCCCGTCCGGCATAGGTTCCTGGTTAGCAGCTTCTTTTTCCCAAATAAAATCCATATCTATCCTCTCAAATCATCCAGGCATCTTCGTCTGTTTTGGTAAAATTTTTTTCCCATCCATAATGTCTGTCGCCGTCACTGGAAAATATCCGCTTGGACTTTTCGCTGTACATAAGCCTGACAGCATCATCCTTAACGGCATATTTCCCAAACAAACGATTTTTGGTGACCTGCAAGATGCTATTGCAATCTGTGGAATCTGATCGTTGATAAGACATAACCACGTCAACCTTGTTGGTAATGTCTGCCGATCCAGAAACATCGTCGTTGCTGAAATCGTCCTTGCTTTTTCTCGGATGGGCCACCAGAATGATGACCACGTCGTACTTTGCCGCGATCCGTTTGAGCTTTCCAACGAAATTGCTCTGAGCCAAATTAAGCTGCGAGTTGTCAGAGACCGTTTCCATGGCCGTCATCAGATTGTCGATGCAAACCAGTCTGACGCTATACTGCCGGATGACTTTCTCAATCGTCTCCGGAAGGGTTTCCATTTCTTCGCCATCATCCGGAACCCAACTATTGTCATATATGTAAGCCCGGCCTTTATACCAGTTGGAAATTTGATCTAAGACCGACTTCGCAATGCTGTATTCGTAATCTCCATAGGGATTCAAGTGAGACTGGATATTCCCTGTTCCGGCTAACTGATAGTCCAGCCACCGTTTAAAATGATAATCAGCCAGTTCACCGGAATACACAAATACGTTTTCTCCCTGGTCTAAAGCTTCACACACAAGTTGACTCATAAATGTGGACTTTCCCTCTCCGCGCTTTCCGGTAAGTAACACCACTTGGCTCATGACTAGCCCACCAATTACACGGTCAATCTCTGGAATGTTGGTTTTAATCTTTTGTAGGCTATTTAAATCTATGCTTTCGACTGTTGACAGGTCCTTGACGTTTTCCAGCCTCGGAACCTCCGCATTGTTGACAGCAGTTTTAACAGCTTCTTTTCCGTATTTTCTGAGTATGTCGTTGGCATCTTTTTCTCCCAGATAGTCTTTCCGCCGAACAACTTTGATAACTTGGGTCAGCCGCGCTTTTAATGTATCAGCCAATGTGATTTTGCCATGTTCGTTATCCCCGAATACCACGATCTCTTTGAATCGTGTAATCCAGTCCCAGCAGTTAGCCAGCCAAGTAAAACCATTGGCCCCTGTTGGAACAGATACCGCATTGTCAAGACCACACTCCGCAACTGTAAGGCTATCTATCTGGCCTTCTGTGATAATCAGCCGATCAAATCCAACACACTGCTTCATCCCAAAAAGGATTGGCATGGCGTCTGCCTCGGACCACTCTTTGTTTTTATCAATTCCCTTTCTAAACTTCATATTCCGGTACTTCACAAATTGAAGCGTCCCGGACTCGTCATAAAAGGGAAAAACCAGAATGTTCTTGTTATCGGTCCTGGTGGTTAGCTCATATCGCTTGCACACCTCTGCACTAATCCCACGACTAGCCATGTACTCAACAGCCCCGTCACGAACCACAACCGGCTTCTGCGGCAGCTTCCTGTAAACCCGCTTTTCTCCAAATCCAAGGTCATAGTCAAAATCCCTTGCCAGCTCCACAAAGTGCCCGCGATAATCGCACCCGGCTCTAAAGCATTTAAACAGGCCAGTCTTCAAATTGATCGAAAACGTGTCTTTGTCGTGGTGGTCCCCGCCTTTGCATTTCGGGCAGAACTTGAAAAACAGTTCGTCTCCATGTTCGTGTGTTTCAATCCCGATTGCCCTAGCCAGTCCAAAAGCATCTTCTGACTTGAATATGTAGCTCATTGATGCCGCCACCTCACATACTGTTCAATCGTCCAGCCTTTTTCCTCTGCCAGCCCATACCAGCTTTTCGGGAATTTGTGGTTCTCTCCATCAAGCTCGATCAGGCACTCGCCGTCCCCTATGGCGGGGACCCGCTCGCCCGTCAAGGGCGAAGTCGGGGACGCGCCTTTTTTATTATTATTTCTTTGTTCCTTTATTCCTTTGTTATATTGTTGCCCTTTGCCTGCCCCTCGCTTGCCTCTGGATTGCCCATCTGTGTGCCTTTTGCTTGCCGTTGCGCTTGCCCCGCTTTGGTACTTTTCGTAATTTTTTATTGTAATCACAGTGTATTGGTTCGTTGATTCGCATGCCACTTCGCCTGTCTGTTGAAGGTGCTTTAGGCTTGTCCGAATTTCCTTAATTGACATGTGAATTTCTTGTGAAATTTTTGTTAACGAAGTGACCCGTTGACCCACCTCAATACGCCGCCCACGCCACTCTCCAGGCATGTAATTAGCCGTCAAAATCAGGTGAAAAAAGAGCAGCGTCGTGTTTTTGTCCCCGTACCATTCCCAATTGAGGATGGAGCGGTATAAAAGGACAAATCCACCATCATACATCTGCAAGATCATCACCTGCCTTTGTTACGATCACCTGATAGCCGTTCTCCAGTTCTTTTGCGGCATCTTCTTCAAGATTACTCGTAGTATAAACTTTTGTTAATTCTGACAGTTCAATGCCGTTATAAAAGTCCTGTGGATTGTGGGTGCAGGTGATCTTAAATTGCTTCTTCATCCGGCATTGCCTCCAGTCGTTCTTTCAATTCCCGGTACAGCACATCATGAATCACCTGGCCGCTGTTCTCCTCTTTGCAAAACAGGATTTGGCAGTTATAACGAGCCAGCCAAGCAAGCATGGAAGCGGTCAAAGACTTGGGATGAACTCTCGCCCTGTAGTGGCCGCTGTAAGCCTCGTCAAGGCTCCCATTCTCGACCAAGAGATATAACTTAGCCCCCGCCTCTTTGGCCCGCTCAAACTCGCGCACAAAGCGTTTCCGTTCCTGACAGTAGCAATGGGACAATTCAGACAAATCCATCTTTCGTTCTATGGCTACATTGTCCCGCAAATCCAAAACGTCACACCTTACGGAGTAGTCCCCGAAAGAGAGAGCTGCCCTCTCAATCGGGACTCCGATCTGCTTGAAACGTTTTCTGGCCCGCAGCGTGTTTTGCTCCCTGGTATCACAGAGCACTGTCATGGTAGACAGGGCCTTGTCAACAGCGAAGTGGTCCATTAAAACGGAAGATCACTGTCAGGGCTGGACGGAATCTCTGCAAATCCACCAGAAGAAGTTTCCTTATCTTTCAAGGGCTTGTCTTTCGGCGTCTTGAAATTGCCGTCCCGGATATCTCCAATGCATGCCAGAGCGCAGCACTCAGTAAACCAGCCAGTTTTACCGTCCTTCTCCCATTCCTTGTTGCGGAACAGGACACCGACGGTTTTTCCTTTCAGGGTTGTCTCGTCCCAGTTCCAGTGATAACCAGGGTTTCCGTCCTCGATACAGTACATGGCATTGTTGAATGATCTTTTAGACCAGCCGTCTTGCTCGCTTCCGTCATCGTTAGGAATGCGAAGTCGATATGTACCGCGCCACTTCTTATCTTCACGGTCCTGCCCCTTGTAATCATTAGCAAAGAAATCCTTGTATTGGCCCTCCGAGATGTCGAAAGAAACCAGAAGGACGGCCCCCCAGGAATAGGAAATTTCCTCCGCGTTCAGGATTTTTGCTACATAGCCGCCAACTGGTAAATTTTCTCTGGTTACCGCTTTCTTTGCCTCATAACCGCTAAACTGCTTCATTCTTGTTTTCCTCCGTATTTTTAAATTTCAATGGACAATAAAAACCTGTGATTCTCGTATCTAAAAGGTACTCACCAGTTCTTCTACATTGCTTTCTGGCATAGGTCTCCAGTAATGGACACAATTCGCAGCAAACATGACCATCTGGGAAATAAATCTCTGCTGTTGCTTTAATATAATGTGTAACACCCTCACATTTCGCCATCAGAAATCCTCCAGTGCCTTTAAGACCATTGCCATATCGTTGTCGATCTCAAAGGATTCAAAGGCTCCCATTGGGCTTTTTGCCGTGCTGTTTTGAGATTGGGTCTCAAATACATAGCGGTTCTCCTCGTTCTTCTTTGCCAGAAGAACCGTTCCAAACAGGCTTTCAGGAACCAGCTTTTCCAACTTCCGTCCGTTGGTTTTTACCCTGGTAAAGCTGTAACCAAAATCATCACGAACCGTCTCGCTGTGCATGATAAAGATGATGGTCAGATCGGCTCTCTGTTTTCCGGCTGTCTCGATGCAGTCCCATACAAACTGCGTCAAGTCAATCCATTTTCCATAACCATTTTCTTTCATGCCCTTGATTTCCTTGTCCACCATGCAGGTGTTTAGTGTGTCAACAACAATAGTTTTGGTTTCGGTCTTCTTTTCGCTGATATCAACGATCAATTTTGTTATTTTTGGAATGTCTCTTGAAACGGTATAGTTCTTGGCTTCTGAATGGTACTGCTTGCGCCATCCTTTCCAAGCCAATCCCTTTCCATCGCAATCGACATAATACGTTGTTTTGGGGTCTAATGTTCTCATGGCTGTGGTCTTTCCGGAACCAGACTCACCCATCACGCAAATCAGCTTGCTCATAATTCCTCCAAATAGTAAACCGGAATACCAACCATTTCTTCTAACTGCTCTCTTAGTTCATCAAACCGAGCTTCCAGTTCATCTTTAAGAAATTCTTCTTCGTGGTCTTTGCAGTAAATTTCACCTAAAATAACGGAATATTGATCTCCGGGTCTAATTTCTGCATCACACCGGCAGCATTTTAGAGCTTTCATTTCTCTTCCTTCCGCTTTTGCTGTTTCCAAACCTTGCCGGAACAATCGACAGAGCAGAATCGTTTTTGCCGTCGCTTCAAAACTGCGCCGCACACCTCACAGTACCGGGTTCCAATCGGGGAATGCCCCTTTCTTGGCGATGGGTCTCCGGGATGATCTGGCTTCCATTTCCCGTATGTCTTGTGGTCTTTCCTACAGTCAACGGAGTCCTGAATCAGCTTTTCCATGCTCATTTCAGGACACCCCTTCCTCGCACCACCAAATATCAGCCGTTTTCACGCCTAAAGATAACGCCTCCTGGTGACCTTGTACCGCAATGTCCAGCTTGTTTCCCTGGATAGCAGGTCCGGTATCGTCCGCCCGCAGATACAACATTTCGCCATTGTGCTCGATCATAATGGTGCTGCCCAGCGGAATCACGGCAGGGTCTACAGCACAGCTCACATACGGAGTCACGCGCCGTCCGCTGGCAGTGATGCCGGAGCCTGTCCCGCAGATGTGGGGCCGTTCCTCGCAGCAGTAGAAGGTGATGGTCACGTCCTCCAGCTTGGTTGAGCGGGCCAACAGTGCGGCCTCAATCAGCTCATTTTCAGCCGCCTCCAGCTCGTCCAATGTGATCTCCGGCATGGTGGCTTTTGTGTGTTCCGGGCGCGGAGGCTCCGCATCCACATTCAGCGCCAGGAATCCAATTAACCAGATTGCCAGAAGCCCGACGAAGCAAAGATATGTAAGAATCTGTCGTCGCTTCATGCCCGCCCCTCCAGCTTGTCCACTGGGCGGAACAGCCAGCTTGTGGCTGTCCCTATTCCAATCAAAACGAAAACCAGTTCAATCGTTGTCATCTTTCTCAACCTTTGTAACAGTAATTTCTGCTGTAACGCCTAGCTGCTCCAAACGCTTTGTCTTTAAGTAAATCAGCGCTTTCTGAAAGCAATCCAGATTTTCTTCCATAGCAAACTAACCTCCTCAAGAACTTGGTAAATTTTATGTGATTGCATCTTGTCCAATCCCTTCGGAAGTGATATAGTGTAAAAGGGATTGTCGTGTGGTGCCTCAATCCTTACCCTCGTCGTGCTGCGAACACGGCGGGGGATTTTTTAGGCATCCTCCGGGTATGCACTGGACACCAGCTCCTTCAGTTCCATCAAATGAATGCCAGGGTCATGTGCCGCCCGATCAAGAATCAATTCCTTCAACTTGGGGCCAGCTCCCTCTAGCGCCCTGCGGTAATCTTCAAACGAATAATTCATATGTGCCTCCTCCCATGTCCGGCCCTTCCAATCGCGGCAGAGATTATCAAACTCGCGGTTCACGTACCGGGCCATACCTTTTAATTCTTGAATTGTCGTCGGTTCCTTTTTCATGTTAAAAATATCCTCCTATTCTTGCCAGAGGCCGGAGGATGTGTTATACTGTCTCCGATACCTCGTGGCCCTTTCACGTGGTGTCATGGGCTGTCCTCTGTTACCTCCAGAGGCAGCCCGCTTTTTATTGTTCCCTTCGCCTGGATATGGTAGAATGTGGGCGAAAGGGGGTGAAATAGTGAGTATCGTCCTTAATTTGGTTTCTAGAAAT